TGTACGTTGACTCAGATTCTGAGTTAGTAAATGAAGAAATTAAAAACAGCAGTCTACTTTATGTAGAGAATAACAGGCTCTATTTTCTATATGAAGAAGTCCCAAAGGAGAAATTACAATGGCATTAGCATTCAATCAAACAAAGGGCGAAGCCCAAAAATCTAGCATCGTTACTTATCAGTACAGAGATGGCGACAATAGAGTTCGTCTAGTAGGCGATGTACTTGCTCGGTATGTATACTGGATTACTGGAGAGAACAACAAGAATATCCCTCTTGAGTGTCTTTCTTTTGATAGAAACGAAGAGCGTTTCAATAACAAAGAGAAAGATTGGGTTCGTGAATTTTACCCTGATCTGAAGTGTGGCTGGAGCTACGCAATGCAATGTATTGACAATGGAGAAGTCAAAGTTATAAACCTAAAGAAGAAGCTGTGGGAGCAAATCCTTACTGCAGCAGAAGATTTGGGTGATCCTACCGATCCAGATACAGGCTGGGATGTTTGCTTTAAGCGAGTAAAAACAGGCCCACTGCCTTACAATGTAGAATATCAACTACAGGCTTTGAAGTGCAAAGCAGCTTCCATCAGCGATGATGATAAAGGATTGCTTGTAAATCTAAAGTCAATGGACGATGTAATGCCTCGTCCAACTCCTGATGCTCAGAAAGAGTTGTTAGATCGACTTCGTTCTGCTCCTTCAGGCGATGAAATTGATGAAACTCTTGAAGATGAGTTTAATGTTGCATGATATTATTTACCGCAGATTGGCATATAAAACTGGGACAGAAAAATGTCCCAGTTGATTGGGCAAAGAATAGATACAATCTGTTCTTTCAAAAAATCCAAGAGATAGAGCAGGAGTGTTCACTTCACATTATCGGTGGAGATCTATTTGACAGAGTGCCAACTATGGAAGAACTGGAACTTTACTTCTCGTTTATTCGGGGAGTAAAGATTCCTACTATAATCTTTGATGGTAATCATGAAGCGACAAAAAAGAATTATACTTTCTTCTCTCAACTAAAGCAAGTAACCAGAGACATAAATCCTTTAATTCATGTGGTAGATATATCATATGTTGATGAAGGCTACGGTTTTGGAATCTTGCCGTACAGAGAGCTACACAAGAAAGGAAGTATAGAAAAGTTTGATACAAGTAAACCTTTGTTTACTCATGTTCGAGGTGAAATACCTCCTCATGTAAAGCCAGAGGTAGACCTAGATAGGTTTAGCGAGTTTCCTGTAGTCTTTGCTGGTGACTTACACTCTCACTCAAATACGCAGAGAAATATTGTATATCCAGGTAGTCCAATGACTACATCTTTTCATAGAGCAAGGGTCGAAACGGGGTATCTACTGATTGATGAAACCAGTTGGAATTGGATGTGGGAAAGGTTTGATCTTCCACAGCTAATCCGTAGAACTGTAAGAAGTCCTGAAGAAATGGTAGAAACTGAGTATGATCACACTATCTATGAGATAGAAGGCGATATACAAGAACTAGCAAATGTGGAAAACTCTACTCTTTTAGACAAAAAAGTTATAAAACGATCTTCCGAAGCATCGTTAATTATAGAAAAAGAAATGACAATCGAAGAAGAGTTGGCAGAATATTTAAGATATATTCTATCGCTAAAAGAAGAAAACATTTCAAATATTTTAGGCACATATAATGATTACTCTCAAGCAGTTGAAATGGAGTAACTGTTTCAGCTACGGAGCTGATAACGAGTTATTTCTCAATAATAGTACACTGACACAGATAATAGGAACTAACGGGGTAGGCAAGTCGTCTATCCCGTTAATTATTGAAGAAGCACTTTTCAATAAAAACTCGAAAGGAATTAAGAAGGCAGATATACCAAATAGGCATACTGATAGTGGTTATAGTATATCTTTGTCTTTTTCAAAAGATTCTTCAGAGTATGAAATTATAATAAATAGAAAGACTAACATAAAGATAAATCTCATAAAGGACGGCGAGGACATATCAAGTCATACTGCCACAAATACTTACAAAACAATTCAAGAGATTCTAGGACTAGATTTCAAAACATTTAGTCAGTTAGTCTATCAGCATCCAAATAGTAGCTTACAGTTTTTAACAGCAACAGACACAAACAGAAAAAAGTTTCTGATAGATCTTTTGCATTTAGAAAAGTATGTAAATTTATTTGAGATATTTAAGGCTGCTTCACGAGATTCAGTAACGAAGCTCACAGAAGTAGATGCAAAAATTAAAACCATAGAAAAATGGTTAAATGATAATAAATTGGAAGATACTACCATACTTCCAACACTAAAAGTAGAAATTGATACGGATGAAGATGAGAAAGAACTACAGAGTTTAATAGTAGAACTTGAAAATATTTCCGAAAAAAATAAAAAAATTAATAAGAATAATCAGTATAAAAAGATGCTGTCTGAGATAAATATTTCAGAGGCTCATGCAATAAAAGCTGAAGGTGTTATATCTTATGACTCTTTACAGGAAGAAGCAGGTAGCTTACAATCTGATATAAATGCTTCAGAAAAGCTACTTACTAAACTTTCACAGCTTGGAGATCATTGTCCTACCTGTGAACAGGACATAGACAAGGAGTTCAAAGAAACTTTAATTTCTGCAGAGCAGGAAAAGATAGCGAAAGCTACCACGAGATTGATAGATGATATTCAAAGAGAAATTAGAAGCATTAAACAAAATAACCTGGATTACCAAAATAAAATCCGTATTGAAGAAGAGTGGACAAATCTGTATAAGAGTATTCAAAAGAACTTACCTGACAATCTTCTGGATCATGAAGAGCTTAGTAGCCGCATACTGGGAGTTCGTGTACGAATACAAGACGCAAAGGAACAAATATCAAAGGTCTCTTCAGAAAATGAAAGCAGAACAAAAAGAAACACAAGAATCCAAGTAATTCTTGAACAAACTGATAGTTTTACTTCAGAGTTAAATGACTGTAAAGAAACTTTAGATGAAGTAAAAGAGATCAATACACACTTAGAAATACTGAAAAAAGCCTTTAGTACAAATGGCCTTTTAGCTTATAAGATCGAAAATCTTGTAAAAGAGTTAGAAGAGCTAGTAAATACTTATCTGGCAGAGCTTTCTGACGGCAGATTTACTTTAGAGTTTGTAGTATCAAACGATAAACTAAATGTTGTGATCACAGATGGAGGACATACAGTAGATATTCTTGCTCTTAGTTCAGGGGAGCTTGCAAGAGTGAATACTGCTACTCTTATAGCGATTCGCAAGCTCATGAGCAGTATTTCTAAGTCTCGATTAAACATACTATTTTTAGATGAGGTAATAAATGTATTAGATGAAGCTGGCAGAGAAAAGCTAGTTGAAGTTCTTTTACAGGAAGAAGAGTTAAATACCTACATTGTAAGCCACGGATGGACACATCCTTTATTGGAAAAGATAGAAATAGTAAAGAATGGAAACATTAGTGAATTAGAAAGGTAGTTTAATGGTTGACTCACGAGCTAAAGGAGCTAGAGGAGAGTATTTAGTCAGAGACTTACTTCGAGAACAGACAAAACTAAAGTTTGAAAGAGTCCCTGCTTCAGGTGCCTTAGAGTATTTGAAGGGGGACTTGTATGTTCCGAATGAAAAGAATAGATTCTGCATAGAAGTGAAGAACTATGCAGATTCTCCCCTCTCTGACAAAATGTTTACGCAAGAAAAAACTAATAATTTAATTAGATGGTGGAATAAAGTAGTATTACAGGCGAAGAATGGTAATCAAGAACCTTTATTATTCTTTAAATATAATAGATCTAGGGTGTTTGTTGTAACTGAACTTAAACCCAAGCATTGCTCCAAATATTTCTTTATTTCTTGGCTAAAATGTTATATAATATTAGCTGATGAATGGCTAGAAAAAGAAGAAATTGAGTTTATAAATTATGGCATTTGACTTTTCAGAAAAACTTATTGACAGTGATCAAAGTGCAACTCTTATTGTAGATGCGCTTAATTTAGCATTTAGATGGAAACATCAAGGACGAACAGACTTTTGTTCCGACTACGTTAGAACAGTCCAGTCTCTTGCCAGGTCATATGACTGTGGCAATATAATTATTGCCGCAGACTGGGGTAATTCTACTTATAGAAAAGAAATCTGTGAGGACTACAAACAGAATCGCAAAGATAAATTTGCAGATCAAACAGAAGAAGAAAAAGAAGCTTTTGAACAGTTTTTTCTTGAGTTTGAAAGAACTCTTGATGAGCTTGCAGAAAGCTACACAGTTCTTCGTTTCAAAGGTGTAGAGGCAGACGATATTGCAGCACACTTAGTAAAAAATAAATCAAAATATAGACTAGAAAAAGTCTGGTTGATCTCTAGCGACAGAGACTGGGATCTGCTAATTCAAGATGATGTAAGTAGATTTTCTTATGTCACTCGTAAAGAAGTTCGATCAGACAACTGGAATGAACACTATGATGTGGAACCAGAAGATTATATCTCACTCAAGTGTCTTACTGGAGATAAAGGCGACAATGTTGCAGGTATTCCTGGGATTGGCCCTGCGAGAGCAAGTAGTCTTATCAAAGACTATGGTAGTGCTATGGATATTTATGACGCTTTGCCTATCAACAGTAAATATAAATTTATACAAAATCTAAATAATAGTGGAGATCAAATACTGATAAACTATCAGTTAATGGATTTAATAGCTTTTTGTGATAATGCTATAGGAGCTGATAATATATCAGAAATAGAAGGGAGAATGTTAAGTGCTTGAGTTAGATTATAACAGAGATAGTTATTTGTCAGAGTTTAGTATAAAAACTCTAAATGACAGATATATGGTGGAAGCAGAAACCTCTCCTCAAGATGCCTTTGCAAGGGCTGCAACTGCATTTGCAGACGATGATGAACACGCACAGCGTTTGTATGACTATGCCAGTAAGTTGTGGTTTATGTTCTCTACTCCAGTTCTCAGCAACGGAGGAACCGCTCGTGGTTTACCTATAAGTTGCTTTCTGAACTATGTAGACGATAGTCGAGAAGGAATTACTGGACACTACACAGAAAATGCTTTTCTCTCCTCTGTTGGTGGCGGCATCGGCGGGTGCTGGAACGGGGTCAGGAGCGTAGGCTCGAAAACGAGCAATGGCTCCGAAAGTACGGGAGTGATTCCGTTTCTAAAAGTTGTGGATGCAGAAATGCTTGCTTTCTCTCAAGGCGTAACACGTCGAGGAAGCTATGCCGCATATTTAGATATGTCTCATCCAGAAATAGAAGAATTTCTCGATGTTCGCAAACCAACAGGTGGAGATATTAATCGTAAGTCTATCAACTTACACCATGCAGTTGTAGTTCCTGATAGATTTATGCAATTGATTGAAGGTGCTACAAAGCAGGAAGGATTTGATGACAGTTGGAGCCTGATTGATCCTCATACAAATCAGGTTGTAAAAATCGTATCTGCAAAAACATTGTGGGTAAAATTGATTCAAAATCGTGTGGAAACAGGCGAGCCGTACATTATGTTTGAAGACACTGTGCAAAATGCTCTTCCCTCTTTTCAGAAGGAATTAGGGCTAAAAGTACATCACTCAAACTTATGTTCGGAAATAACTTTACCTACGGACAAAGATAGAACAGCAGTATGTTGTCTCTCAAGTGTAAATCTTGAAGAATACGATCAGTGGAAAGACAATGAAATGTTTATTCCTGACCTTGTTCGTATGCTTGATAACGTACTCACTTATTTTATAGAAAATGCTCCTGATAGCCTTCACCGCGCTCGATTCAGTGCTTGGAGAGAGCGAAGTATTGGTCTTGGAGCTATGGGATTTCATGCTTATTTGCAGCGACACAACATTCCTTTTGAGAGTGCTATTGCAAAAAGCAGAAATATGCAAATGTTTCGGAGAATGAAAGATGAAGCAGTTAGGGCTACAAAAGATCTTGCTATTAGTCGTGGAGAATGTCCTGACAGTTCTGGCAATGGTGTGCGCAACAGTCATTTATTGGCTATTGCTCCTAATGCTAGCAGTAGTATTATTTGTGGCAACACTAGTCCAAGCATTGAACCTTACCGCGCTAACGCATTTGTACAAAAAACTAAGACAGGCAGCTCGCTTCTCAAAAACGAGTACCTAGAAAATACTCTTGATGACATTGGAATGAATACAGATGAAGTATGGAAAAGTATTATTACAAATAACGGTTCTGTGCAACATCTCGAATTCCTCGATGATTATACAAAAGACATTTTCAAAACTGCTGTAGAGATAGATCAACGGTGGGTAGTGGAGTTTGCAGCAGATCGACAAGAGTATATTTGTCAGAGTCAGTCTCTCAATCTATTTTTTCCTGCTGATGTATCAAAGCAAGAGCTTCACGCTCTGCATATGATGGCCTGGAAGCGAAAAGTAAAAACTTTGTACTATCTACGAAGTGAAGCTATTAAGAGAGCAGATAAAGTATCAGATGAAGCTCTTCGACAAATGATTTTTGACTCTATAGATGATAATGCTTGTCTGGCGTGTGAAGGGTGAAAGTTTTAGTCGCCTGTGAGTTTAGCGGGACGGTAAGAGATTGTTTTATAGCTTTAGGGCATGACGCAATCTCTTGCGACATTCTTCCTACAGAAGTTCCAGGGCCTCATATAGTCGGAGATTGTTTAAAACCTCTTTATAATGAAAGCTGGGACTTAGTTATTGCACATCCTCCTTGTACCTATATAGCTGCAAGCGGGTTGCATTGGAACAAAAAGCAGCCAGAAAGAGAAAAGAAAACAGAAGCTGCATTACAGTTCATAACCGACATATGGAACGCTCCTGTAGAGAGAATGTGTATAGAAAACCCAGTTGGGTGTATAAATACTCGACTTGACTTTATGCCAAAACCTCAGTATGTGCAACCATATGACTTTGGTGAAAATGCAAGTAAGAAAACTGGACTTTGGCTTCGAGGATTATCTCCACTTAGTAAAACTGAGTACATTCCAGGTCGAGAAGTAAATGGAAAAATGCGATGGGATAATCAATCTGACTCTGGGCAGTCAAAACTTGGTGGCGGTAGTGGACACGAAAGAAGCATAACCTATTTTGGTATAGCAGCAGCGATGGCTGAACAGTGGGGAAACACATGAACAATTTACTTGAAGAAAGACAATACTACAAACCTTTTAATTATCCGTGGGCGTTTGAGCATTACAAAACTCAACAGCATATGCACTGGCTGCCGAGTGAAGTAAATCTTGCGGACGACTTGAGAGACTATCGTGAAAAACTGACTCCAGAAAATAGAAATCTTATCAATTCTATTTTTCGATTTTTCACGCAAGCAGATGTAGATGTATGCTGTGGGTATGCAAAACACTATCTGCCTACTTTTAAACAGCCAGAAGTACGAATGATGCTTGTTGCTTTTGCAAGTATGGAAGCGGTACATCAAGAAGCCTACTCTTTATTGCTAGAAACTCTTGGATTTGACGATGATGAGTATCAAAAATTCACAGAACATAAAGCAATGATGGATAAGCATGAGTATCTAAGCGACTTTGGAATGGATAATCCTATGAATATTGCAAAAACAATGGCAATATACAGTGGATTTACAGAAGGAGTGCAACTCTTTAGTAGTTTTGCGATTCTACTGAATTTTCCTCGGCACAATCTTATGAAAGGTATGGGACAGATTGTAACCTGGTCTGTGCGAGATGAAAGTCTGCACGTTGAAGGCATGAGTCAACTGTTTCGTACTTTTGTAAAAGAAAATCCAGAGCTATGGAATGATGATCTCAAATATCAAATCTACTGCGCTGCAGAAAGAACTGTAGACTTAGAAGATGCTTTTATTGATCTTTGTTTTGATGGTGCCGATGTACCAGACCTTACGCCGGAAGAGGTAAAAGAATATATTCGATATATTGCAGATCGTAGACTTCTAGGTCTTGGAATGAAAAAGATTTTCAATAGTGAAAAGAATCCACTTGAATGGTTAGATTATATGCTCAACGGAGTCGAGCATACAAACTTCTTTGAGAATCGAGCTACAGAATATTCTCGTGCGAGTACGACAGGAAACTGGCAAGATATATTCAAATAAAGAAAAGCCCTCTAAGTGAGGGCTTTTTTATTACTGAGCAGGTGCTTCTTCTGCTAAAGAATCCTTTAGCAAATCTATAAATGCCTTCTTTCCAACACTGAGTTGGTCTAGATTAAATTGAGTTGTATTAATCTTACGCTCAAGGTCAGTAAGATGATTTACCATAAGTTTTTGCTGATCAGTCATGTCTTCGAGTGTATATTCTACATCATCAATAACGATCGGCGTGGTTTTATTTTCTGTCGCCATAGTTATTTTTTCCTTTATAGCTAGTTTATGAAGTATCTTTTTTCTTACGAAAGTCGATTTTTAAATTATATTTTACGTCACATTCAGGCTTGCGAATGCTATTGACGTTCTAGTGTCATCTTTTGCAATAGTGATGTCGGCATCTGCGTCATTAGGGCCAAGGATTAAATACGCATCATCCATTGAGTCACTTGAATCCGGTAGGTTCTCGCCATCATAAAATGTATATCCGGTCTGCCCTGTTAAGTTTGCATTTAAATCAACATTACTAATATCACTCGTACCAGGTCTGCCCAATTGAAACGCAACCTTTAATCTTGTTGTATCAGCTGGGACAGTTGCCGAATCTCTGGTTGCTGAACCGTCTGCATTCGTTACAGCAAAACTTCCTCCAATTGACGTTGAGTTTGACGTACCTCTAAAAACTAAAGCCGTTCCTGCGGTTGTATCAGTTTTCGTAAATAAAACTTTTGGCGTTGTGCTTCCATCGTAAATCCAATAAAAAATAGCGAGCGCTGGCTGGAAGCCAGTGTTGTGCTCAGCGGAAGTATCACTATAAGTTGATGCTATAAGTTGGCCTCCACTCAGTGTGGTGTCATCAGCGGCATCTACAAGAGCTATCTCAGCGGTCAGCTCATTAGACTTTACATCCATAGCTCCTGCAATAAAGATGAAATCTCCACTGCTTGCCACTGAAGATACATCTATATCAACGCCATCCACGTTCGTTGTGTTTCTGCCAGTTGCTCGGCCTATGAAAGTCAACTCTGTGAATGAGATATTCAACTGCGTGTGAGAGTCGCGCAGATCAGATATTCCGCTATCAGTTTGATACTTGACGTATTTACCTTTCAGCATTTATTCTGATACCCACTGCAAATTATTTTCATCCCAGATATAGTCATTGCCATCATTAGGCATAGGCGTAGGAGCTTCCCATTTGCAACTTGCCTCATTCAGTACCCAGCTCTCAAAGGGCTTTGGGGGTATAAAAGCATCTCTTACCAAATCATAAGAAAACCCAATAGCTGCAAAGTTTTTTCTAAAACTTCTATTATAACTTGTTTGAACCCAGCTTCCTCCAAACAAAGTAGAGCAAAAAACGCTTCCTAAAGATTCATCTTCATTATTTTCTTCGTCTAAAAGCTCGTTATTGTTTACTGCAATAACTCGTAGAACAATATTGTTTTCATCTATTTCCGCAAAGTGTGCCATTAGAATGTTATAGATCCTGATCCTGTAAATTTATAAACTGTGTCTGATCCAACTGTTGATTCAGTTGGCGAACCTGTTGTGCTTGACGCTGAACTGCCGATTACTCTTATAATAACAACGCCAGAACCCCCCGCAGCAGAATTAGTGCCGTCACAACCACCAGCTCCACCACCGAGGTTAGTTCCTCCAGCTTGTCCAACTGCTGGCTCAGCGTCACCGCCACCACCTAGCCCTCCAGTGGCACTATTGCTATCACCGTATCCTGCTCCACCACCTGCATAGTAAGTTGCGCTTCCTGTAATAGAAGACTGTAATCCATCACCGCCATTTCCACCATTATTAGTGCTCGGAGAATTACCTCCGGTAGCACCAGCGCCACCGCCGCCACCACCACCGCCGCCGTTGGCAGTGCCACCATCATTACCTTGTCCCGAAGTTCCAGAACCGGGAGCAGTCGGAGTGCTACTGTTAGAACCGCCACCACCACCAGAACCGCCATCAAGGGCATCACCTGAGCTACTATGACCACCACCTCCACCCCCTCCTGTGGCTGTTGCAGAAACCCCAGCACCAGACAGTGATGAATTGTTCCCAGAAATTCCTAAAGTGTTGCCCGCAGTTTGTGCAGCCCCTCCTCCTCCCACAGTTACCGTATAAGTTCCTGTTGGAGAAATTCCACTACCAGATAATAGGCCGCCAGCACCTCCGCCCCCAGAACCACCAGCACCGCCTGTAGTCCCAGAACTACCTCCTCCTGCAACTACTAAGTAATCAAGTGTTATAGATGGCCTAGCATCATTCACCTTGCTATCATAAACGGCAGTCGTGTTGTATATACCAGAGTCTGTGCCGCTAGTCTTAACCTGACCGATCAAGCCGCCATAGTAATGAATCGATCTCATTTTACCGCCTTATGCGTCGTCTAGCTCTTCGTAGGATATAACGATTTGAAGATCGCTTGCTACGCTTGCTCCCGCCTCTATCTGGTCAGACTCCTCCAAGTAAATCGGAGAGTCCTTACCAATGACTACCAGCGTGGTGTCAGCAGGAACAACAATCGTGAAAGCCAGAGCGTATCTCGTGGTTGCGCTGCTGTCGTAAAAATAGACAGTTGTTGAGGCGTCATTTGTGCCGTCTATGTTAGACACGATTATGCTGTTTATTTTTAGTAGCTTATTGGCAGCACAGGTCAATATATCAGTAGTAGTTGTCGTGCCTAAAGCTGCTCCTACCGTCTTACCATAGATGCTGGTTACATTTACTAAATTTGGCGCTGCCATTTTATCCTCCGAAAATCATTGCCATTGCTATGGCTTTACCAGTAGATGCTTTCGCGTCTAGTTGCGTTTGAATGTTGCTAGTAACGCCATCAATATAATTTAATTCAGCAGTAGTAGCCGTCACACCATCAAGTTTATTAATTTCTGCGGCTGTTGCCGTAATTGATAAATCTGATAGATTTTGCACAGCACTGTCTATTAGAGCGCCGTCAGCAGCAATGTCACGACCATCTACAGTTCCCGTGACGCTTATATTTCCAATAATAGCAACACCACTTGATGTGGTTGCAAATTTTTCAGAACCATTATGGTATATTCTTACTTCAGAATTTTCTGTGCAAAGTAAAGCCCATTCATTATTTTGATCATCATAAATACCAAAGGCATTACCCTGGCCCATAAATGAGGTAAGAGTTTCTCCACTACTATTTCCAATGGTAATACCTCCATAACTACTAGTAGTTGATGTAATTGCTAATAAATCTGCTCGATGCGAAGATTCTGAAAGTGAAACTTGTGACCCTAAATTAATTGTAGTTCCTGAAAGAGTTGTAAAGGTATCTGATGCATCACTTCTTAAGAAAGAAGCAGAAGAAATACCATCTAATGTATCAGCATCTAGCCCTGATCCTGCACCATCAACTGTTTTAATCTTTGTAAGTACATCTGCTGCTGTGTATGATGATGAAGCGAGTTTTGCATCAAGCGCAGTTTGTAAACCGTCAACATTTGAGATTACATGGTTATGAGAATCATCGGCTATTGTAACTGCAATGCTTGTTGTACCTGAACCCGATACATCACCACTTAATGTAATTGTTTGATTGCCTGTTAAGTAACTTCCAGTTGCTTGTTTTCCATCTAACTGAGTCTGGATATTAGAAGTTACGCCATCTACATAATTCAGTTCGGCTTTTGTCGCTGTAATTCCGAGATTGGTGATTGCGTTTGCTTGTTGTGTTCCAGTTAAACCTTGTGCAGCAGTATCAACTCGTAGTCGATTTCCTAATGCAGTTGAAGTTGTAGTGCTGAAGTTAGCGTCATCACCTAGCGCGGCGGCTAGTTCGTTCAATGTATCTAGCGCGGCGGGCGCTGAGTCTACTACTCCGGCAACTTCTGTATCCACATACGCCTTAATTGATTGTTGCGTTGCCAATTTAGTTGCACTATTGGACACCATAGTATCTTCGTCTAATATTGCTGTGCCGCTTACTCCCGTATTAATTACTGGGCTAGCAAATGTTTTTACACCCGTGAAAGTTTGAGCGCCTGATAAGTGTGCTGTGTCTGAATCTAAATACGCAGAGGCGATAGCCGTACCTTGCCAAGTACCGCTTGTTATAGTGCCGACTTGAGTTATAGCAAGGGCATTAATATCCGATTGAGTCTGATCAGCAGTAGCACCGCTCTCTATGCCATCTAACTTAGTACCGTCAGCAGCAACGTCACGACCATCTACAGTGCCGGTAACACTTATATTTCCCGTTACAGTTAATCCAGATGTAGTGACATCAACAGTGTTGCTTCCGTTGGCGTATAACTCAAGAGTGCTATTCTCGTTGTACCTAAGTATCCAATCGTTATTTATATCATCGTAAAAACCGAAATCATCTTGGTCGCCCATAACTGACCACAGGGCCGTACCTGACGCTATGATCTGGATGCCTTTCCAAGTACCTAAAGCAGTAGAAATTCCCAATAAACCACTGCGATCTGCACTATCTTGAAGAACGTGACCGTCAATATTTGCTGAAGTAACAGTTACGAGGCCAGCAGAAAAATCACCAGAAGCATCGCGGGCTACGACTTTAGAGGCAGTGTTTGTAGTGGTGGCATCGACGTTTAACGTGACTGTGCCGGAAGTGCCCCCACCAGTCAGGTAGGTTCCTGCTGTTACGCCCGTAATGTCGCCTACGTTGGTAGTGTAACCAGCATCGTTGTTGAAGATACTTAGCCCGATTTCGTTTGCGGCTTTTCTATGGTCAGCACTAGCGTCAAGAACAATGAACTCATCCGTGCCAACCATTGCGGCAGTCATGTCGGTTAGTTCAGACAAATCAACCGTAAGCGTTACAGTTCCGCTCGTACCGCCGCCAGACAAACCAACACCCGCAGTAACGCCCGTAATGTCGCCTACGTTTGTGGTGTAGCCATTGGGGTTAGAAGCAGGGTAGTAGTAAGTGCCCTGTTGCCCATCTAACAAGTCAGCGTCAAGACCGGAGCTTGCACCATCTACTGTCTTGATTGCTGTCAATATCTCAGCAGCGGTTTGATCTGCTGTGGCTCCAGACTCTATGCCATCTAGTTTAGTGCCGTCTGCGGCAACGTCACGACCGTCTACAGTGCCAGATACTGTGATATTTCCAGTAACGTCTATGCCTGTGGCGGTTGTGTTTAGCTTAATATCGCCAGAATTGTATAAGTATGAAACGCCTGAGCTGCCTTGAAAGTAACGAACACCAGACGGATTTTCTAATCTTACATTTGCGCCCTGTATTTTAAGGTCGCCAGTTCCAGTATCAACAATATAGCTATTAGACCCATCATGAAAAATTTCTAAATCAGCACTATTACCAAATGTAAGTTTTGCGTTGTCAGCAAAAGAAGAGACCCCGCCACCGCCGCTACCAATTTCTACAATAGCTTCTGTGCCGTCGTCTTTTTTGATAAACATTTTGCCATCATAGGTATTGATAGCAACCTCTCCAAGGGATAGAGAGGCAGTAGAGGGTATAGCGGAAGGCGTAGCCGACCGCTTTAATTTGATAGTTTGTGCCATTTGGCTCTCCTAATATTGCGTATATACGCGGGAGGTTATAGGTACTCTAGAAAGTTCCGCCGTCGATAGTTGTAATATTCGTTTCAAAATTTGCGGCAGTTAGAATATTTGAATACGTGCTACCATCAGTAGTTACTTGCCAATTATCTGTAGTTTCATACCAACGTAAAGCTACATTTGTAGAAGTACCTCGTTCTACCTCGATACCTGCATCCTGGGAAGGGGTACCAGTTTCATCACCGTTAAGAACAATAATATTATCGCCAACAGAAACAGTATTTGAATTTACTGTTGTAGTAGTACCATTTACAGTAAGGTTACCAGTAATTACAGTATTACCGCCAACATTTAAGTCATTACCAATAGTTACATCACTTGGCAGTCCAAAAGTTACTGTAGTGCCTGTTGCAGAGGTTTCAATCTCATTTGTAGTACCCGAGAAAGTGAGTGTTCCGCCATTTGTAACCGCAGCACTTCCAGAGTCAGAAGCAGCAGTAATATCTGTAGTAGAAACTGCACCACTCGATACAGAAAAATTAGTAGAGTTAAAAGACGCAATACCTTTTGTGCTAGTAGTTGCATCATCTCCAGAAATTGTTACATCATCGCCACTGTTGCTGGTAGTAATACCTGTACCACCAAGAATCTTTAAAGTATCAGCAGCAAGATCAACAGTATTATTTACAGCATCATCAGATTGAAGAGTAAGGCTAGTAGTAATAGATGCCGTAGTAGCAGCTGTAACTAAACCTTTCGCATTTACAGTAAGTACTGGAATTGCTGTAGAAGAACCAAAAGATCCTACATTTGAGTTTACAGTTGCAAGAGTTAAAGCAGCAGATACATTTGCAGTACCGTCTACTCCTGAAAGAGTTGCAGTACCATCACCAGTAAGAGACAGGTCACGAGCAGTTGCCCACGAAGTTGCAGTGTCTGCATTACCAGTTACATCACCAGTAATATTACCACTAAAGGTAGCTGTAATAGTACCAGCACTAAAGTCGCCGGAAGCATCTCTTAGTACAAGAGTAGAAGCAGTATTTGCATCAGTTGCGGCGTTAAGAGTATCAACATATTCTTTACCACCAATAACAAGATTACCAGTAGTACCATCTGGATGGCCTATAAATAATCTATTTACTGAACCAGTTGCTGCGTATGCCAGTTCTCCTGCTGCAAGGCTAGAACCAGGAGCATTGCTAGAAGAACTTCGCTTAATTTGAATAGTTTGAGCCATTTTAGAATCTCAATAGCCTTAAAAGGCTCCTCCGTCGAGTCTATCGGGCTTGTCTGCATCCGTATTTAATATTGGATACCAATCTGTAACCCCGCTGACTGTTCGGTAAACATAAAATATGTTGTTAGCTGCATCGTACCAAGTGTCCCCAATTTGTAGAGTAGAGCCCGTTGGCTCAGTTATGCCACGAAAATTTTGATCTGCTAACTGCTCTAAAGCTGTTTGTAGGTTTGTAGAAGAGATTGTACCATAAGGCTCTACAATTACATCGTCAGCATCAATCTGTAATCCTGTTGTACTTGCTATCGCCAGGTTTGCAGTGATTGTTGTGACTTCTGTAGATACAGTAGTGTCTGTAATATATGGAGCAATTGTTATACTAATAGCCATTATCGTGTAACTTCTTGATTAATTGTTGCTTGTCCTTCAATAAGACGAGTAACAACTCCATCTCCAGAGGTAAAAATCTCTAAGTCGTAATAATATATTCCTGCTGTAAGAGCTGCAGTTACAGAATTACCCAAAGCCATACGAACAATACCTGCGGAAGCATCTGTTACTGTACAAGTAAATGTAGCAGAAAGAGTTGAAGAAGCTTTTGTTGGGCGTAATTGTGCCCTAGCAGAGTATCCAGTCAAATCTTTAGCAGAACCGTTCTCTGCCAATGTTAGCTGGATTGCAAAGTCAGAACCTTGATCTATTGTTAAATTATAAGTAGCTGCTGTCATTTTAAAATTCCTATGGTGAAATTATAGCAAAGGACACATACTTAGTCAAGAAATATTTTTTAGGTGGTATGCCGCTATAGATTATCTCTTATATTCGCTAATTTGGTTAAATACTCTTCTTCGGGCTCTCCAGACTCAGTAACGAATCTAAAATTAGTCATATTCTTGTAAAATATATCTTCTTCGCTGCCTATTATAGATCCAGGTGTGTCTGTTGCGTTAGATACTATTTCAGTAGCCTGTGTAAAATTACTTGCTCTTGCCAAATCATCTATCATTTGTAGACATTTGACACAAGTAACCTGACGAGGCACCAGAATAATTACAGCATCACTACTAGTCGAACCACAAACAGGTAAATTAATAGTATCTCCTGATAAAATAAAATGTTTTGTAGCCTCATTTGCTGGAGCAGGAGTTGGAGTTGGGTCTTTAAAAATATTAACCATTTTTTATCCTATGCTGGAACAAAAACTGTTTCGAAATTAAGTTCCACTGTAGCCGAATCTTGCACTGTTTGGGTGGCTGAGTCTCTTATTTGTAAAGTGATTGTAAAGGTATTAGTAAGCTGTGATGTGGTCTGCCAAGACCAGACATAGTTAGTGCTACTAAGTGTAGTCCAAGTGCCTACGCTAGTGCCTGTACCAAAGTTAGTAAAACTTACATTAGAATTAACAGTTCCTGAAGTTACTGTAACTCTGGCTTCATAATCTGCAGGATCTCCCCCAGTAATCCAAATATTTGACTCTTCTGGTCCGGGATCATTACCATCAATAATTGCGCCTATATTATAAGTATCGGCACTGGAAGTTCCCTGTATTTGAATGCCTCCAACGGCAGAAGGTGTACCATCATCATCAAGAATAGACAATATATATGTAGCTGGAGTTAAGTTTATACTCGCAACATTTAGTATATTTAGATTTGCAGTATCTTGAATAGTGCCAGAGGTACTTCCTGTTCTAAGTTGAAGAGTGAGAGTTTCTGTAGACTCATTATTTGAGTCCGATGCAGCGGTAACACTAAAACTGCCCGTATTGCTATTTATAGTAAAAGACCCACTATCCGTAACTATATCATTACCGGGGTCACTCGCTAAACTCCAGTATAATGTTGTTCCATTTGCTACATTACTAGTGTTTACTGTAATTGTACGGGAACTGCCTTCTGATACATTATAAGAGGCTGCGCTAAAGTCATACTCTGGGGTAACCGGCGGATCTTGTGAAGTATCATTTATTGTAACAGTTCTGGAAGCTGTTCCAATGCTTTCTATATATCCAGAAACGCTTGGATTACTGATTGTACATCTAACAGTCTCCGACCCTTCAGTAGTAGAATCAGCAACAGTAGTTACTGTCAAAGTATCTGATGTAGTGCTATTACTAAATGTAAACTGACCTGTTGTGCCTGTAGATGCTCCACTTGTATTGTAGTCAGAACTATCCGTAGCA